GTTCGCCCTGGAATCACAAGTGATAATCAATGGGCCATGGCGAGAGTAAATGGTCTATTGTATGCTTTGAGAAATGGAAGGTATAGATCTGGAAAGTTTGATGTTGATTTGTTACCGGCTGAACACCCAATAAAAAAACGGGAAAAGAAAATGAAAGAAGAAGACAAAGAAGAAAAGGCAGTTGTTCAACTCGAAGAAGAACAGATTTTAATGGTCAAAGATATCATTGCGGGTTTGCGATCTGCAGTTGAGATGCACCAAAAGCAGGCCGATATGCTACAAGATATGATCGATATGAAACAACCCGAAGAAGAAACAAGTTATCACGATGATGATGAAGATGAAGATTCAGAGGAAGAGAAATATCATCATGATGACGATGACGAAAAAGAAGATAAGTATTATATCAAGAAAACCGACTTCCCCAAAAAAGGCGATGACGAAAAGATAAGCATGAGGAACTCAAACCATAAAAGTTTCCCGTTGAGCTATGCCAGAAGAATAAAATCTGATTATCCGGATATTTGGCGGGCCGGTGGAAACATCAAAGGGAATGCGCAATTTGCTATCTTGTCAAAGATACAAGATCAGAACAATGGTGTTCCAAAAACCAAAAGCCAAGAGGACGCTATCAAGCTACGCGAAGCTTGGGCGGCCCGTCACAAACAAGACTTTCGTTTGGCTGGTGTGGTAGCACAAATGAAGTGGTTGGTTATCGGTGATCGTGGTTTGTCTCATATGAAAGACGTTATCAACGAAGAGATCGAAAAGCAGAATGAAAAAAGTTTTAATATGGCCTTATTGGCTGAACTACTCAACAATGGAGAATAAATCATGTCAAATGATAAATTGGCGAATGAGGCCCGACAGATAATTGACGGTATCCGCCGCCACCAAGTGAACAGTGAAAACAAACTCACTAACGTTCAAAAGCAAGTTGCCGATCTGAAAGTTGCTATTCAAAAAATGACCGAAGCTCAAGAAAAGCCGGTTGTGATTGAAGGCAAAAACGACGGTTTGAAACAATATGTTCGTGATGAGGGATTACAACTTTTCACACAACAACGATCCGTCAATATTCATGGATATGGAACAGTTCGAATTAAAGAAGAAGGTTTGATTGATACTGAAAAAAATCATTCTGAATGGCATCATGAGCTTAAGCAGATTGTAAGCAAAAAGAACTTGTTGAAAACTTTTTGTGCACACACACCAAAGACCGATGCTGAGTTGATTCGTCATCTTGACAAAGCACCTTCTTTCATGAAGTCCGCAATTCAAAAGAGTTTGTATGACGCCGCCGGTCAAGGTGCTGAATTCATTCCAGATGAATTCCGGGACCAGTTGTATATGAGTTACAAGACACCGTCAATGCTTGCGGAACAATTTGAAGTGGTACCAACTCAATCAAACACAATCTTGATTCCAAGATTTGATAATCCCGGTGGTCGTCCTTACATTAAAGGCGCTTTGACTTCTGATACAGTAACAGACAATATCTTTACAGCATCAACTCCAACAACAGCCCAAGCAAGTATTGCAATCAAAGGATTCGCTGCTCGTTATCGTGTTTCAAGTGACTTGATTGAAGACAGCGCAATTTCTATTTTGCCCTCCTTGCAACAATCTATTTTCCGTGATCTTACTGATGGCTATGAAGATTGTATGCTTAACGGTGATACAAGTGGAACACATGCGGACGATATCGCCAACTGGAATATCCGATCTCGTTGGGGGACTTCGCCTGCTCTTGGTGGATCTTCTGATCACCGTCGCAACTTTAAAGGTCTTAGAAAGTTAGCATCTGACGCTTCAACAAGTGATATCGCTATTCTTGGCGGTGCAGCTGTATCAGCCGATGATATCATATCCGGTTTGGCTTTGATGGCTGAGTACTCAAGCCAAGATATGATGTTAGTTACAAGTCCTGAAATGCTTCTTACTCTTTTAAAGATCGATGCAGTTCAAACTATTGATAAGTTTGGCCCGGCTGCTACAATTGTTAGTGGTTCTTTGGCTTCAATCTTTGGGATGCCTATTCTTGTAAGTCGTTATATGGGTGCTGATTTGAATGGTAGTGGTCTTTTTGATAATGTATTGAAAACCAAGTCAGGTATCATTCTTGTGAATCGTGCATCTTACAAGCATTATCAACGCCGTGGAATCACAGTTGAAACACAACGTGATATCAATTCCGATTCTGTTTCCGTTGTCGCTACTATGCGAAGAACATTCGCTAGTCCAGATCCAGCGTTAACAAAGAATGTTGCCTACCTTGCAAACTCCGAACCATTTAGCTAAACTATGGCCTTAGTAAGTGCATCAACATTAAGAGAATACTTGCCTGAGATCGCTGGTAACACTGCGATTGATGGCGAGCTTAATTCCTTGATAGCAAGGATCGAGAAAGGTGTAGCAAACTTCTTGGGTTTTCCCTTCAACGAAAGTTTGCTATCACCTTCTCTTGAATCCACAACCTATACTTTCTATGTTGATGCACCTACTTACAATGATATTTATACTCTCCAATTACCAATTTCACCCGTAACAAGTATTACAAGTATTCATGCCGACGGACTACGTGAATATGGTAGTGATACTTTGGTGGATCCTACTACTTATGATCTTGATCAAAAGTATGGAAGAGTAATTTTGAAACCTCAATCAGTGACAACCTATTTTGTTTCAGCCTATCGAGGAAATAAAGTTGTGTGTACAGCTGGGTTTGTTACTGCACCTTCTGATCTTGAGCATGCGATTTGTGTTCTGGCCTCGATGGCACAAAGAAACAAGACAAACCAAGGAAAAGAATCATTGACTTCAAGAAATGGATCGATCAAACTCACCCCCAAAAATATGCCTTTGGAGGTCAAAGAGTTTTTGCGACCATATAGATCACCAACTTCTATCTTTTAGGTGATTCATGAAGTTAAAAGATTTTATTAAAAGATTATTCAAACGGTCCGATCAGTTGGATGATGAGCTTCACAAAAAACTGGCTTTCATCTCAAGAAGGCTACAAGATCGGGCAAAGCTTAACGCTACAATTGATCCAAGAAAAAGAACCGGTCGATTGTATGATTCAATCACAACAAAGAGAAAGAAAGAAGCCGGTGGAACATCTATCACTTTGATAGCCGGATCTTCATCGGTCAATTACGCTGGTTATGTTGAGTTTGGAACATCAAGAATGTATCCAAGATTGTATTTATCAAGAGCACAAAAACAAGTTGATGAAACATTGCCGGATGAGCTAAAGCGATTGGCCACCATTTATTTGAGGGCTATCTAACATGGCCGATAGTCGTATTGTAAAGATCCACAAAAAAATTGCCGAGTTGGTATCCGTCAACTTTAGTGCTGGCCATTCTGAACTTGACTTTTCAAACCGTGGATTTAGATTTGTACAACTTGACAATATCATGATCCCGTCAGTTGGAATCAAGTTTGTGGATAGTCTAGAAGAGAACACAAATGTAACACTTGGCCGATATCGTGGTACTGCAATATTTGAAGTCTATGCTTTTTGCGGTGGAACAACCAATGAAGCCAGAACAGACACGGCTTTAAATGCTTGCTCAGATATGATCAAAGCCATAACTGCAAACCGTCAATTAAGTCTGGGGACAGATGTCGACGATGTCATGTGTGATTTTATGTCTATCGATGGTGATGTTCTTGGCGTTGATGGAGTAGGAATTGGGTATATACGTGTTAAGGTATTTTATCAAAGTGATGATGGTGCATAATGACCTGGTATAGTTCAAGTTTTAAAAGGCGATATCCGATTACGGTCAATGTTCTTGGTGGTGCTGAGACATCAGGAAGTCATGATATTGAAGTCGTGTTTCCTTCTGATTGGGATGACTTCTGGCAAAATATACGCTCGGATGGATTTGATATAGTTCTTGCCGATTCAATGGGTACGCTACAAAATTTCAGAAGAACCACATTCAACTTTGCAAACCGTGAGTTAACGTTAGCCGGTGATTCGATTACATTCGCAAACCAAAATAGCATAAATCTTGTTTATGTCTATTTTAACAATCCTGATCAATCAAGTGATCTATCGAGTGCATTTTCACCGAGCTCACCAAAGACTGGTAAGATATATCTCAATGCACCGGCCAACCGAATAGTAACACAACCAAGTCAAAGAACAGGAACAACTACCCCCAACTTTGTCTTTCAAAAAACTTCTGATGATGAAATATACATATGGTTTAGAGTGGCCTCTTTGTTGGCTTCAAGAATAGCACCGTACAACGACAAACTTGACTTCGAATCTTTGGATTTCGTTAAGATTCAATCACTTGATTCAAGTGGATCAAATGATACTGGTCGCTACAATGATACACTCACCGCATTTATACCAGGTTATGTTGGTGTGAACGTCAAAGCGGGTTCTAACAATACAGATTATACTGTGGTTTGTGAGATCAGAACAGTTGCAACTGGACCATACAACCAAACAATAAGTTTGCGGTGTTTATTGCAAACCAGAGATCTATTACCAATTTAGGAGAATAAAAAATGGCTATTCAATTTGGAAGGAACGCATTTATTAATGTTTCATCAGTTGCTGAGGGTGCTTATGGTGACGGATCAGGAACATTTAACGTATTTAACAGAATATTTTCTTGTTCATTACAAAGAACACAAACAAGAGAACAAGTAACACATCTATCAACTTCAAATGGTGCTTTCTCAAAAGCTCAATTTGCTGTTCAAACAGAAGTGAGTGGAACAATTGAGATGCCTTTGTATTACGCCGGATCTGGACCTTGGTTAAGATATGCGCTTGGGACTTCTTCCTCTTCTTCTGGACCTGCACCTTTTACACATGATTATGATGCTACCACCACCGATCTTGAGTCTTTTGCTTTGAAGTTTCAAAGGGGAACTGGCGGAATGGAGTTATTCGAAGGGTGTATGATCTCAACAATGACCATATCTTGTGCAGCTGGCGAAGAGGCCCGATTGAGTTGTGATATTATTGGTGAAGATAGCCAAACAAGGGCCGGATCAATATCGCCAAGTTACGGATCTGGAACTCAAGTATTACATAACCAATCAAATGCAAGCGCTCTTCGTTACACTCCTTCCGGTGGAGTTGCTCAAAATTACACACTCCGATCTTTTGAGTTCACACTTGACAACAAGCTTGAAGATAGAAGAACACTTGGATCTTTGCTGACTTCATCTCCAGCCGTTACCGATATTCGAGAAGTGACCTTGTCTTGTGTTGCTGATCTTGAAGATGAATTAATATACAACCATCAGCTCGATGGTACAAGTGGCGAGATCTTGGTTCAATTTACAAGTGGAACAGATGAATTTGTAATAAGACTATTTAATGCTGTAGTTATGGAATACAGCGACGAAGTTAACACAGTTGGTAGGCTGGAACGCACATTTACATTTAAAGGCTTTGCTGATGCTTCAAATGAAGCATGTAAAATCCAAGTTGTGAATAATGAGAACTCAGCTGTTAGTAATTAAAAATAAATAAATAAATATATAAAATTATTTATGTATAACTTATGTTCCTTTTATGAGTGAGATCTAAATGAAAGACATATTGCAAAAAATCATTATCAATTCTCGGTGGACATATCCGATTTTTGATGGACAAATAATCATCGAAGGTCGGATATTGTCGCCACAAGAGGCCGAGATTTGTGGCTTAAGTTCCGCATTAATAGCAAAGTCTATTATGACAGAACAACACTTAAGAGACTTAGCCCGTTTACAAGTCAAAGAAGAGATCAAAGAAGAGGATGAATTCGAAGAGGTTATGCGACTACTTCAAGGGTTTGATCCTGACAAGATCCTACAAATGGCTGAAAGTCAAGATAAGATTCTTGTGAACTGTGTAAGAAGAGCCTCAAGCGACAAAGGTGTAAAGTGGCAAGACTTCAGATTGGTTCTTGAGGAGTCAAAACAATCAGCCGTACAAAATCGTTTATGGGTTGGTATGTTACCGGACAAAGACCGAAAAGCAATGATTGATCTTTGTATGCAAGGACACAAAAAAGCAGATGAAGCAATCAGGAGGTCACTTTGAAACGGATAAAGAAATGTTTCAAATCTATAATTCTCTTTCAAGGGCTTATGGTTGTCTACCTTCTGATCTGCTTGGCTTAAGTTGGCACGAGCTTCTTTTTAATCTTCAATGTTTGCAAGTAAGATCTGATCACCTACAAAAGATGATAAAGCAAAGTAACCGAAAAAAGGCTATGTTGTTTCCAGTTATATCGATGACTGATCTTGTTGATATTTTGTAAGGTGTAAAGATGGCTAATGTGGTTGAGTATGTTCTCAAGATTACGGGTGGTAAATCAAAAAAAAACATCCGTGATCTTGCGAAAGAGTTGGATCAAACAAAAAAAGAATTAAAATTGATAAAGAATAATGCAACGGCTGGATTTGATGGAATTTCAAGTTCCTCAAAAAAAGCCGGTCAAAGTATTTTATCATTGAAAAAAGATTTTACTCTTTTAACTGGTGTTGTCACAGCTGCAGCCGCTTCTTATTTTCAATTCAATAAAGAAGTCGCTGATTCTGTGAATGAGTTGGTTGATGCTTCTACAAGGTCGGGGATCGCTACAGAGAAATTAGCTGGTTTAAGACTTGCATTAGAGGGATCCGGAAAATCATTTTCTGAAGTTGAGAGAGGTCTTGATCAGTTTAAACTGAAGCTTGTTGAAGTCGCTAAGGGAACTGGCGATGTTTCTAAAATCATGGGCCCGGGTGGATTGGGTATTTCTGTAAAAAATCTTGATGGATCACTTCGTGACGTCGATGATGTGTTCACAGAAGTTGTTGAAAAGTTATCATTGATGGAGGATGCAACCTCGCGAAATATTGCCCTTCAAAAACTTTTCGGTCGTTCAGGTTCAGCTTTGGCGCAATCTGGAGCGATAGAGGATCTTGATAAATTTATTGAACAGGCTAAGCAACTTGGGCCAGCATTGGATGAAAACGGGATTGAAAAGGCCGCAAAATTTCAAAGAGGTCTTGCCGAGTTAAAAACAAGTTTTGTTGGATTTGTTCAGGTAGTTCTCGAAGGTATAACGGGCGAAAAAGGCATTGGCTCACAAATGTCTGTTTTGGCTGTGCAATTGAAAGATTTCGGAAAAGGGCTTGTAAAGTTTTTACAAGACATCAAAAAATTTGTTGATGGAATCAACAAAACCATTGAGCCTCTTAAAAACTCTTTGGGTGGATTAACTGGTATTTTATCAAATGTTCCCGGTTTTGCAGGCCTGAACACTGTTGTAACAGTAAGCAAGCAGGCAAGTAAAGCAACACGGACAAGTGTGAAAAATACCAGTGAATTAGAAAAGCAATTTAAAAAATTGCAAACCAGACAAGAAAAAATTGTTTTTTTAGCGGAGAAGTTCGGGAACATTAGCAACAGAAGATTTATAAGATCAATAACTTCGGATCCTCTTAGTGGTATATCTTTTAAGGATGTTGCAAAAGCTGTTGAAGAACTTGAAAAGTCCCAAGAGATTAAATTTGATGCCAATCTTTTCGCACCATCAACGAAAAAAACAAAAAAACCAAGTGTAGATGTTGAAGATGATGAGCTTAAAGAATTTATCGAATTACAAAAAGAACTTGCAAGTGTAACCGAAAAGAGCACAAAAGAAATTGACAAACAAATTAAAGCAATTGAGAAGGAAGAAAGAGAAGTTTCAAAAGCACAACAACAATTTCAAGAACTAAAAAAACAAGTTGACCAAATAGGCGAAGATGAAAGACCTTTTCAAAATATCCTTAATGATTTGGATGAAACGAAAAACAGGTTCAAAGAACTTGGTCAAAGTGTTGTTCCAGTGATTCAATTAAAAATGCAAGTACATGAATTGAGGAAAGAAGTTGAAAAATTGGCGACAACAAAAACAGCTATCAACATCACTACTGACATAATTGGAATCGCTGGTGGTGATATAATTGGCGGTGTTACTGGGATATTGCAAAAGACACTTAAAGGATCAGCCTTGGAATTGTTAGGTCCTGTATCTGGTGCAATTGGTGGTTTGGTTTCATTTGGTCAAGGTATGCAACAAGCAGCAGATCAAGCGATAGCCAAAAGAGAAGAAAAACTCGGAAGGTCCTTAACCGAAGAAGAAAGAGCCAAGTTATCCGATATTGCAATGAGAAGAAAAGCAGAGCAAGATGTTAAGCAGTTTGCAATGGCTATTGAAGTAGGTTTGAGAATGTTACCACAAATTCTTTTTGAAGTGTTGCCGCCTCTCTTCATTGATCTTGGTGCCAGTATAATAAAAGCGTTGTTTGAATTGCCTTTTAGAATAGCAAAAGCAATTGTTCAAGGTGTTTTTAACTTTGGCGCAAAGGTAGCCGAGGCACCATTAAACATAATGAAAGGCTTGGCTGACTTTTTTGGTCTCGATTCAAAAAGAAGTGGAGGGAGGATGATAAGTGCGAGAAGAGGCTTAAGGTTTACAGGTTCATCTGATACCATGGCCCAACTTCATCGCAATGAATATGTTGTTCCTGAATCCGGGGCAAGACCACAAGCAGTTGAAAGAATCATGAATCAACAAAGCGGATCTGGCATAAATATTACAATCAATGCCGATGTTGTTGAGCGAGACGCTATTGAAACTTTAGTTCGCAAAATAGAACAAAGGTTTCAGAACTTTGGTACAATGCAATCGAGTCTTTTTGCGGGTTAAATTATGGGTGCAAAGTTTTATTTTTATCCGATGCCAGTAGCCAATCATCTTGTAACAATTGATCTTGGTGAAGATTTGGCCGAGTACTATTGTGAATTTGAATATACAAAAGAAACTGCTCAGTCAATGAATGGTAAGATTCATCAAACCACAACCTTAAACCGAGAAGTAATTACAATTGTTCGGGATCGCATGAGCGGAGGAGAAGATCTTGCACATAAGTTGCATGCCCTCCAGAATCATCTTGATCGTGGATTCTCTGTTGCGTTCGCAGCTGATAGCGCAAAAGCCTTTTGTCATCCTTTATCAAAAAATCCTGTTGGTGGCGATAACACTGTAATAGCACATGGGAACCCTTTTCGATCTATGGTCGGTAGTATCTCACCGAGTGCAAATGATTACTTTGTGATTGAAAACCAACCCCCGGCGATGATTCAAGAAGTGCAAAAGGTTTCTTCTTTACATGCAAGTTACACGCCGGCAACTGGTGGAATAATAAACACAGTTAACCTGGTCAACTTCACTTTTCCGTCCATTTGTTTTATGCGTCACTATCGTTTTCACCCAGTTCTAAAACGTCATCCGGCTGATATTGGAAAGTCGATTGTTACAAATGAACATGGATTGTTATGGTCGTTGGAGTTGAGACTAACCCCGGACTATGAAAACTACTTTGGTTTTCATCCGAATCAAGAGAATGATGTCCCTTCAGGATTGTTGCAAGATGGCTTGGTTGTTGGTGAAGCTGAGATATTTGAAAGACCATCAGTCAATCTGGACAACCCGCCACAACTTAACGAGATCAACGCCAATCTTGATTTGAACAATAATTTGCCATGGAACAATTGGCGTAACTTCGGACAATAAAATGGCTTGGGATCCTGACTTTGTAAAGGCTATGGGAAGTGGTAACGTTACGCCAAAGTTTATTCTTCGGTTTAACAACTTACCCGACTTTGTTGGTAACACCTTAACGCTTACCGGTGGATTCAATCAACTTGGCCTCCCTTCAATCTCAAACCAAGGACCATCTTTTCGTGGAACTTCTGTTATTCCTCAAACTTGGAATGTTTCATTTGGATCCTTTACTGTTCCTTTGTCCGGTGATATAAGGCCGATCTTCCCCACAATCAAAAAAGGGTCCATAGCTGAGTTGTTTGCATCGGTTGGCGGAATTGTTGAAAGAATAGCAATTGGCCAACTGAGGAATATCCGGGGCTTTGGTGTAAAGTGGACACTTGACTTTGTTGATCTGATCAGTGCAATGACCGCCCGTGCAAGTGGTAAGATCGGAACAGATGCGGATGGTAATGATCCCGATGAGTTCTCATTTTTTCCCTTGGTTGGTAAAGAACAAGAAGTCACATCGAATTGGCATAAAACAGGGTCAAACTTTCCTGTGCAAATAAGCGTTGATGACATAAGGCCATTCCAAGATATAGAACATAGTGGTTATCGGGTTGCAAAAGTTGATACAGGATCAACGGTGTTCTATATTCGTTATAGTGGAACAGTGACAACCAGCGCACCGGCCGGTAGATTAAATCTTTCCTTTACTCATACCGATACTACAATCGAGTATCCTGGAACAAATGCCTGCGTAAATACAAATTCAGGAGCAAAGATAACTTCGGTCGGTTTGCTCAACGGTGTTCCATGGCGAATATTTGCGAGTATACTGCTATCAAAAAATGGTGATGGAACACCGGCGTTTGACATATACGATCCACTTCACAACTTTGGTGCATTTTTCACGCAAGACGTTTTTGATTATGGTGATGCGGACAATCAAAAATACATACAGTCATCGAATGAATCCGCTTCGCCTTACAAGTGGAGTTATGTTTTCAATTCACCGTGGAACAATGGAATCAGAACATATATAGATACTAGTGCCCTTTGTGGTCAATGGCCAACTTGGCGACAGAACAGTGTAACTTGGAGAGGGTGCCAGGATCCAGATCAAGCGCAAACCATATCGGCTTACATTACAACCAAAGATATCATTCAGATAACCAATATCGATATCTTCGATCCGAACAACAAAAGCACTTTCTATCGATCAAAGAATACATATGGCTTAACATCATCAAATGTAACTTTAACAAATTCCAAAAGCCAAACAACTGGCGAAGCGCAAACCTTACCAGCGGAATCTTTCAAGCAGAGAAATTTACAATTTGTCTATGGTTACGATCCAAACACAGAACAAACAGATCGGTTACGTTGTTCAGTTGGTGACTTGAATCGCTTGTTCGTTTGGGATACAAACGTATGGAGTAAGATATCATTACAAGTCAAAATGAAATATGCAAAGTTGACAGCTGGGGATATCGTTGAGATACAAAGCGAATACCTGAGAACATATTCAACATCTAATCCATTCACAACTGTATATCGGGCCATGGTCCTCAGTGTGGATTGGTCATTCTTGTCGGCAAAGTGTAATTTGCAACTGGCGATCATCATCAAAAGTTGAATCAAGAAGATATGAAAAAATAAATAAATTATAGATATTAAATTTTATTTATTTCTTACTTATCTCTTTGTTTTACTTTGTGATCTTGTCAATGAGTTTGGTAAGGTCAAGCCCGCCACAATCGATCTTGTTCTTTGTCAGGTTGTAATGATGCACAAACCCTCGGAACTGAACATTCATCGAAGCCGGGTGTGTGGTTCCATATTCAGAACCATCTTTTTTTGTTGGAGTTTGGAATGGGACGTTGTAAGCGATATGTATCCCCTTCCACAACTGTATCAGTGATCTTATTTGTGCTGGATGAAAATCGAGATGATCTTCCAAGGTCCGGTCATGAACTTTTGCACCCTTCACAATCTTCCTTGGATTCTTCTTGTCTTGATATTTGATATAGTACGGATTACAGATCTCAACCCCAACCGAATAATTGTTCCAGCTCCTACCGCCAGCATGCCAGGCAACATGATTTGCATTCATGGTTTGATATATTGTTCCATCTGCATCAATAAGAAACTGTGAACTGAGTTTTCTATTGTTCAAGATCTTGATTGTATCAGATGACTTGCGACATACATCCCAATGATTTACGAACATTCTCACATCACGATCTGAAAAGTCTTCTCGATAGCAACCCTTCTTTGCTGCGTAACCGCCTTTATCATTCCACCCGACAACTTTAGCTTTGATCTTTACATGCTTTAATCCGCAAACGATATAATCTTGCTTGGATGTTCTTTGTGATCGTAAGACCTCAACCGTTTTAGGTCCGCAAAAACCATCGGGTGTTAGATTGTTCTCTCTTTGAAACTTTTCGATCTTTTCCACCAGGTCAGATCCAAACTTTTCACAACCAAACCAGCCTGCGTTCCAACCATGATTATGCGCGCTTTTTACATTGTAACTTGTCATATTTTTATTCCTCGGCTATAGTTGTGTGTATAATGATAACAAAAAAATTACTTAAATGGTGGGATCGTTTTATGTTGTGGCTTCAAGTGGTCAAAATTTTGATCAAACATGCAAAAAATATCAATAAAGAACTGAAACAAGAAAAGAGTAAAGCCGATCCAGATAGTCCCGGCGTGCTTACCAAAGAAGAAATATCCGAGGTTGTTCTTGATAACCTTCTTGAAGCAATCCCGGAAGTGGTTGACGTGTTCCACAAAAGAAAGCGATAGTATGCCAAACCAAGAAGAAAATCCTTTTGCATGGTTGAAACATGTTACAGGACCAGCTGGTGCGCTGGTCGTTATGGTCTTTGGAATTTATTTTCTTGGTCAATTTATTGATCGAATGGCTAACCGACACTTTGAAGCGATCGATTCAATGGTGGCGGATAATAAAGAGGCCAGAGATCAGCAAAATGAAAACATGATGAAGTTGACGCAAAATGTCAACGAACTCACAAAGCAAGTTGAAAAAATAAAAGAGTGCTGTAACGAAAAAAATTAATTTATTTTTTCCCACAATTGATCAGAAAACCGTGGGTAGGTTGGAGGTCAATTATGAATGAATACAAACTCAAAGCATACACAACAAAAGGCGAATACATAGAACAGTCGCTCGATGATTTTTATGAGATCGATCAGTTCTTATTTGAGATAGGCGATCAGCTATCTTGGTGCATTGTTGTTCGCTGGGATGGTATTACATACAAATACGTATAATTCCCTTATAGTCGTTGTTTTATTCTTGACAAAAGAGTAATATTCCTTTATAATATATATATACAAAAGGAAAAAACAATGACAAAAAGAAGAACTGAAAAGCGCAAACCCGGAAAGTGGATTTACAAGCCAACTCGACAAGCAATCTATCTTCGTGACAATCACACCTGTTACTGGTGTGGAGCTACTGAAAAAGATGGCGCGCAATTGAGTCTTGATCATTTGGTTCCATGGGTTTATTTTGGAGCCGATAATCATCGGAATCTGGTCACTTGTTGCCGCAAGTGTAACAGCAAAAGAGGCGACAAGAAATTAAAACAATGGTATCAAGTTCTTGAAGATGAGTATGGTAAAGACCTTGAAGAGATCCAAGTGATCCAAGAAAGAATAAAGAAGGTCCGCCGATCTTCTGATTCAAGCATACAAAAGTTTAGAGATATTGTGAATGGTAAAAAACCATATTGCAAACTTGCACCCGGTCATTCATTGGCCAAATAACAAAGAGGAAAAATGAAAGCAAGAAAAATAGATCATAAAATTGACTTTGATATTGTTGACAATAAAATATTCGTCAACTGCCAAAGTTGCAACCATTCTTTTGAGTTGGGGCATCTTGAATGGTCGGCTATAATATGCCCAAGTTGTAAAGCGGTGATACGCCAAGAGGACGACGAAGAAGAATCAGAAGAGGAATTCGAAATGTTCGATGATGAAGGAAAAGCAAAGATTCCGGTGGTCGTTATGGCCAAAAAAGGAACAGAGCAACTTGAGGTCCTTTCTCCAACTGATGCCCTTATGTTTTTAAAGTCAAATGATTGTGTCGATGATGAAATACACTGGGTTCTTGAAGGTGAGTTTAAAATTGGAATGCAAAAGTTGGTTGATATTCTGATATGTCATCCTGAGTTCTTCCCATGTTTGGATGTCGCAATTGATAGTGATCCAAGAGATCGTAAAATCAAAAGAATGCTTATGAAGGCAAAAAGTCAACCCGAGAACTGATCCTGGGGTTGATACAACTCAAATAAATAAAGAGGAAAATAGAATGAGCAAAAAAACAATTGAAGAAGTTAGAGCAATTCTTGACAATAAAAAAGATGAATATGGAACGTTGAATTTCTTTGAAATTCAATGGTATAGAAAATATTATTCTCAACTTTTAAAAAACAACAAATGAAAAAGAATACTCATGAAACAATATCACTGGTTCGATAAACTTCTCTTCGTCTTGTTCTGGTTGTCTATTCTGCTATACGTAATCTGAGCACCCAAGAGAAAATAATAAAGGCTACATGTTGAATGTAGCCTTTTTGTTTTGCAATCAGGTTGTGATTATACCATGTACTTTACTATTACTTTGTCGCCATTTGGTGCAGCTCCGAAAGTGATACGACAAACGCCACCAACTCCACCGGTTAAACTCACAGAATACTCGGATTCATCGGAAGGGGATCCAACTTTTTGGCATAAAAGACCATTACGGAACACAAAGATAGCATCATCAAAGCCAGCAATAACCGCATTTGATAGATCATATGTAGTTGATGACGTACCCGTAAAAACTTCTTGAGTGAAAGAAAATCCGCACTTCGCCAGAGTGACCGCATCATCGGCGATCTTAACAGTGAGAACAGCATTCGCCGCCAACTCAGTTGATCCAATTGCATCATCGGCCACGGCGGCGGATGTTACGGAGTTTGCCGCCAACTCTGTTCCAGTGATACCACCAGAAGCAACTTTCAAACCACTCGCACCCTTTGAAAGACTCGATCCGTCAAGATTGAGGTTAACGTTCATCGAGGCGCCGAGAGCCAAGGATCCAAGATTCGCAATTCCATCACCGGCTACCAAAGTGACGGCCGATGAAGCGAGTTTGGAGTTGGTTACCGCCGAGTCTTGTATGGTAGCGGTAGCCACAGCGTTTGAGTTCAAGGTTAACGCACCGGAATCCGCCAAAGTTGCATCACCTGAAACCTGAACAAAGGCCGGTCTGTTAGATGAGTTACCAACCATGATTCTTGCTTGGTCCATGGCTTGAAGTTTATCAAGTGTGATATTCGCATCAGCTACCTTGTTTGTGGTCACTGAGTTTGAAGCTAACTTTGATGCCTGGAGAGAAGCATCAGCAACGCCTATTCCAGATCCGGAAACCGCGATTGTGTTAGATGCGTCAGATTGAACCGCCAAAGTTGATGATCCACCAAGAGCGGCGGATCCGCCTCCGGTAAGCCCGGCACCGGCCGTCAAAGTGATACTACTATTTTGTAGCTTTGCGTTGCTCAATGTTCCCGAAGAAACCATAACGTCAGTGATACCAGCCGCTTTAATTTCTAGTTGGCCGGATCCGTTGAAACCTACACTTGAATTATCGATCTTTACTGAGAAGGTGTTCCCGGTAAGGTCCATCCCTTTTGTTCCATCTGCTTGGCGACCGCCACCAGTTGCAGAGAACAAAATCCAATTTTGGCCACCGAAGTTTGTCAGAGTTGCACTTTGTTGATAGGCGTTTGATTCGAAAGTGTTACCTTCTTTGATAAACACAGCTGCACCGTCTTGCAACTCAGCAAAAGAATCAGCATCGGCCGCCCTGGTCATTGCGGATCCGGATCCAGCAAAAACATAGATTCCGTTTTCGGCTGATGAACTTTGAGAAGCTACAAGAACACGATCGTCACTCGCAAGTGTAACACCGTCAATTGCGGCGGGTGCTGAACTGAGATCAATGTTTCCGGTAGTCTTTACTCTGCATGCAGCCTTCCACGAAAGACCGTTGATTTTGCTATCTACGTAGCTTTTTCGAACAACTTGATTATCTGCGGTTGGGTCCGCCGATAAAGTCGGAATAGCACCAAAAGCGAACACCTGAGAAAGATCGATCTTGGCTGGTTGAATGGTTGAGTTTGCGATCTTGGAATTGCTGACTGCAGAATCCTTGATCTGATTACCTACGATTTGAATGGGCATTTGTTATCCTCATGAGATGACCACAAGGACACAATGATCCTTATAGTCGATAATAAATTACATGTAATGTATCCGATGTCTCTGGAACAAAGGATGTTCTAAATCGGGTGCTACTCAGGAGGGTGATCTCGTTTCCTACTCTTTGCAACAGCCCATTGTAGTATACAAGCAATGTACCTTTTTGAAAAGGCTTAATTTGAAATTCATTGTTTGTTCCAGTGATTTGGTCGGTGATATCCTCACTTAGAAAGGATTCGGTAATCTGTCTTGTTTGTCGATATGATATAGGCATAATTTAATCATTGGATTCATAGGTGACGGATACGCTAGTCAAAGTGCATGATCCCGCATCAACTTTTGGGAAAATATAGAATGTTTCTGTCTCACAATACAACAAAGCATCTATATCGATTCCAACCGAACCAACTGTCGTTGTAGTTAGTCCGGTATCGATCGATCCGGTTGTGTTTTGGATTATGATATCGTTTCCGGTTACGTCAGATGTCATTTTGAATTCAATGGTTGTTGCTGATGAGATATCAGATAGTTTGAACTGTAACGTACCAACCCGACCAAGAAAATATTTGCTACTACTGTGAGATAATGTAACCGAAACCTTTTTGTTAACGTCAAAGCTTGTTCCAACTGATGCAATAGATCCGGAAGCAATCGAAAAATTATATTGTGCCATCTTTTGATCCCTAAAAAGATGCAAATGGGTTGAAGCTCTGACAACCCCAACCCATAACAAAAAGGAAAAACGTGTCATAGAATAAACACGGTTAATCGTATCACAAAAAACAGATCTTCGCAAATGTAACCAATTGTATCTAATTGTAAAGCCTTCGGAATATTATCAACAATGACTTGAAATATTATAATATACTTGTTAAGTTTTTGCATGTAATGAAAACATGTTTTACTTACAGCAAAAACTTAACAAGTGACAAAAGATTCAGGAACATACGTTTGAAAAAAATAAATATTAAAAATTATTATTAATTTATTTCTTTCTTTCGAATGTTCACAACAAAGAGGAAACAAATGGAAAACAAAGTCATGAGTAAAATCACAATCACCAAAAAGATAAAGTCTCTCCCAAGAGATGAGCGTCTCTTTTGTGCTTTGTTTAACAAATATCGCTGGCTGAGCGAACTGAACAAACACCCGCTTACAACTTATCGAGGATTTGAAAACCCCAATCAACTTGACTTGGAGTTTGAACTGATCGAGATTGATAACTATTTGATGAACCATGCAAAAGAAGGAAACCATAATCGCATATGGTATAAAGACAGCTGGATAGTTGGAATTCAAAATTGGCTTAAGAAAACCAAGAGAGCAAAGATCAACCCGGATCTCTTTGTGTCTATCGATGATATGGTTGAGAAAGACGAAGAGTCACAAACAGAACTTCAAGGTCTTGAAAAAGGATTTGATGAAGCGATAAACTCCAGCTGGGAAAGTGTATATTGTTCTGATTGGGATGATGTTCTCGCTTACATTGTTGGGGATCTGAATCAAGCGCAATTGGTTTCGGTTTGGTGGGGTCCACAAAGTAACTATATAAGAAGTAGAGTACTCAAAGCCAAGTCAAGAATAAAATATCACAATGAATTCTGTGGTTGGGTATACTCAAAGAAAGATATTCCTGATATTGTTGGTACCTACATTGTAGGAATATGGGCGGGAGAATATGACGTTGATATCATTGATGAGGATTACCCACCAAAAAAACAACCGGTTCAAGTTGAATCAAAAGAAGGAGAACCACAAGAAGAAAAGCTTTGTGGTACCATTCCAATAGACATGATACCAGGTGAGGATGATCCAATTATCTCTTTCACTGAACTCAAAGAACAACTAATTGCAAAAATGCAAATGAAGGGTGATGAATGAAAATACCATGCCGCAAATGTGGAAAGCTTAACGAAAAACCAAAAGCCTTTTCAACAAAGGATATGAATTGCGATTATTGTGATTCTGTCTTGATGAAAAAAGAAGAGGGTAAGATAATCACGTCTTGCGAGGAATGCGGACTTGGTCAGCAAATACCAATTGACCAGTATGATTATTGGCGATGTCGAAGTTGTGGAGCTAAACAGAATCATCCGATCAAGCGCCCGATCAATGGTGCCGGTTATGGGTTTGATGTTGAGTTTTCAAAGACGACAATCAACTTACCCGATGATCTTATGAAAGCACTCGACGAAAAATTAAAAGAAATAAATCATTGGGACGGGCTAAAAAAAAACAAGCCGGCAAAGGTCAAGAGAGGGCAATTTATCCGAATGTTACTGAAACAACATTTCGGATTCAAACAATAGAATGTGGTTGGAGGTGAGATCGCGGGCCAACTCCAACCACGGCGGCCCAACTCACAATAACATAAAAAAATAAAAAAGGCCGGGTAGTTCTTCAATCACTTAAAATCTAACCCGTTACCCAAAAAAAAAGTTTGAACCCGGCCCCCGGTTGATCCCGGAATTTAAAACATAACAGGAAAAATCTACAGTGAAAACACAAAAAGATCAATTTGAAAAATATAGAAGAATGGCCAGGCATCTCTATCATCAGTGTGGAGGTGAAAAGACTTTTGTGGTTGTGAGTAATTCAAGCCTTTTTGTAGCAAAGAGAAATAGACGTTTCAAGGTGTTTGCAGAGAGCACATATACAAGTCATTGGACAATCAAAAAAAAATATCCCTATGAGGTCTTTCGGTATGAGTAAAAAAGAGGCAGCTGCGATCTGGATGAACATTGACGATCTGTATCCAGCACCTGACAACCCAAGAGTCAATGATCATGTAGTTGATAAAGTGGTCCGGTCAATTCAACTTCATGGATTCGCCGCGCCGATCGTTGCAAACCTTCAAGGTGAAATCTTGGCTGGTCATACCAGGTGGAAAGCCGCCAAGAAGATCAATATGGAAAAAGTTCCAGTTCGCCAAATGGATCTAACAGGTGATCAAGCAAGATTGTACCGAATAGCCGATAATAAACTTTCAGAGTTTGCTGATTGGGATGAGGATATGCTCAAAGAACAACTTGCAGATCTTGAAAAGGCTTTTCCGGTTGACGTTGCTGATCTCTTTACTGATGATGAGTTAGAACAGATGTTGAGTGACAAAGATGATTTTCAACTTGAAGAAGAGCCCGACTACTCAAACGAGAATGAACACGATTCCTATGATGTGCCAAATGAGTCAAGATTTAAAACAGGCCATATTGAGATGGTTGGAAAACAAAAAATAATATGTGGCGATTGTATTGAAGTCTTGAAGTCTATGTCAGACAACTCAGTTGATTCTGTTGTCTGTGATCCTCCTTATCAGATTGTGTTTATGGGTAAGAATTGGGATCAAGAGTTCAACACAGAAGAATGGGCTCGTCAATGTCTTCGAGTACTCAAACCCGGCGGTCATTTGATCGCCTTTGCTGCTACAAGAACAATACACAAGATTATGTATTCACTTGAAAATCAAGGGTTTGAAATTCGTGATCTGATAAGTTGGTTGTATTTCTCTGGTTTCCCAAAAAGTCATAATGTTTCAAAGGCGATTGATAAACATTTTGGAGTTGATCCGATTGATACTGGAGTGGAAGATCTCAATACAAAAGGAAGAGCCAAAAGAATAAATGGTTTTGTAAATGGTAAAAATTCAGAACCAAATTCAAGAGAAAGAAACATAACCAAGCCAGCCACAAAAGAAGCAATAAAATATGATGGTTGGGGTACAGCACTCAAACCCGCCCAAGAACCAGCCGTTCTTTGTCGCAAGCCACTTGAAAAAGGTTTGTCTATTGCGGAGAATGTTCTGAAGTGGGGTACAGGTGGATTGAATATAGATGCTTGTAGGTTTGGTTATGGTGATCCCTGTTGGGTTGGTCCTAATGATGAAGTTGAAAACATGGTTGGAAAAAAAAGATGTACTATTGGGCATAAGTTATCAGAAAATAATAGAATAATAAATACACCTCCTTCAAATCTTGGAAGGTGGCCCGCAAATATCTATCAATGTTCAAAAGCCTCCAGAGGTGAAAGAGAAGAAGGGTTGGAAGATCATGAAAGTAAAATAACGCCTTATGGTTCTTCTTCTTTGGTAGGAGTAAGTGACACAATTCAAAGAGGTGTCAAGAACTTCCACCCAACTGTCAAACCTGTGAAGCTGATGGGTTGGTTGGTTCGGTTGGTAACTCCGATCGATGGTGTTGTTGTGGATACATTTTGCGGATCTGGAACTACACTTGTAGCTACTGAACTCGAAGGAAAATACAACGGAATAGGGATCGAGATGAATCCAGAATATTGTGATATCATTTATGGAAGGGTGAAACATGCCAGCAAAAAAGAAAAGTAATCCGAAGAAGTCATATCTTGAATCGAGACCGGAATCGGTAAAAAGATTCATATCGGCTATCAAGCAAGGAGCCACAATTGAGTCAGCAGCTGGGTTTTCTGGTCTATCGGTTTCAGTAATTTATCACTATCTCTCAAAAGGAAGACAAGAAGAAAAAGGGATATACAAAACATTCTTCGATGAGTACAAAAAGGCTAAAGGATCTTTGATGTTGAAACATCTGATGATCATACACAAAGCAGCTGAAAAGGATTGGCGGGCTTCAAAATATATTCTCGAATCACAGTTCGGAATGGTGCCACAATACAAACCAGAGATCGAGATTAATATTAATGTTGATCAAGTTGACACAAAAGACCTAATTGAACAACTAAAGAAGACCGATGATCTCTTGAACCTCAAAGGCCCGATTATCGATATCGAAGAAGAATAAGATCTAAATAAATAAATTTCAATATTTATCTATATACAACAAATGTTCCTGAGAATGTCATTATGACAAAAGACAAAACCGATCTTCGGGATCAAGTCAAATTGAGAAATCAACTTCTTGAAATACAGAAGAATACGCCTTTGGCTTTGGCGAAGTTGTGGATCCCTCATTGTCATCGGTTTGATGGTTTGGCCTCGAAGTCAAAGAGAAAGATAGGTTGTGGAAAACCTATGAAAAGAGTTAAGGGGAATATCTGGGAGTGTTCCACGTGTAACATCCAAGAACAAAGAACAAGTCAACAAGATCCCTTCTTTGATCTTGGTCAAGAAGCTACAAGCGTGTTCGGAGGAAACAGAGCCGGCAAGTCTGAGATCGGCGCGATGTTTTCCGTTGCTACTTGTGCGGGCTCGGATGAATGGTGGGTGCGTCAATGGTTGGAGAACAATAATTTGCCTCTTGGTATTGTTCCAAAGAAACCAAGTGATGTTTTGGTGAGTGCATTATCATATTCTGACGCGCTTGCTTACGTAAGGCCAAAGATCACAAAATACCTTCCGATCGGTTGTAAGTTCAAAAACTGGAATAGTCACAACCGGGCAAAAGTTATCTTGCCCAATGGTGGATCAATCATATCCATGTCGGCCGATTCCGGTCGCAAGAAATACCAGGGAATTGGTAATATCAAACTTGCATGGTTGGATGAAGAACACGCAAGAGACATATTTGAGGAATGTCTCTTGCGTGTGGTCGATGCACGTGGTCAGGTGCTACTAACGATGACGCCCCTTTTGGGTATAACTTGGCCAAATGAATTGTTTGTGAATACCGAGAAAACTGAATCATTCAAGTATCATTTTTTATCCGGTCTTGACAATCCTTGGGTTAGTTCAGTTAAGATGCGAAAAGCAACCGATCATCTTTCGCAAGCATCACAACAATCAAGATTATATGGTAGATTTACAAATCAAACCGGTCTTATCTATCCTGAACTTAACAAAAAGATACATATCATAAAACCATTTGAGATCCCGAAAGAATGGCCTCGTTATCTCACCATTGACTTCGGCGTTGTGAACCCTTTTGCCTGTTTGGTGATTGTGCACGATCAAAAAGACAACACAATCTATATTGTAAATGAATACTACAAAAAGAACCAAACCACGATATACAATGGGAATGAGATCAATAGACGATTCAAAGATAAGTATGGTCCTTTTGAGTATGTCGTTTGTGATCCCGAAGACAAAAACGGCCGGATGCTTCTTACTCGTCATTGTGGGTTGTACAACAAGCCCGCACCGAAATCAATAGGTGTGGTCAATACGATCAATCTTGTAAAAGAGAGATTAAAGCTCCAAGCAGACAACAAACCGAGGCTTTTCATTTTTGATACTTGCAAAGAGTTGATTCGCGAATTTAGATTATATTCTTGGGCAAAGAACCATCAAAAAGACCAACCCAAAAAAGAGAATGATCACGGCCTCGATGCATTGAGATATTTGATCGCTTTTTTGTACAAAATGAGCCTACATATTTAATAATAAAACAATATTATTCTATAGACGTTCGTCGTTTTATTCGTTATACTATTGATACAAGATCTTTCACTTGTACTAACAAAAAGGAAAAAATATGTTTATAGAAGAAAAATATGATTCGGGTGAAATTGTATATCCAGCCGATTATGATGAAGTTATGGATGAACTTCATCAAGATGAATTTGATTGTGATGAGTACTTTGGAGCAACCATTGATTTATTGCATCTTGAAACCGGGTTCCAGGTTACCGTTCTGCTGTCTTGGTGGCTTGATCAAGACGTTGATAATAACTTCATCATTATCAACGACTAACAACCAACCCGGGCCTCTTCGGAGGCCCACAACAAAAAGGAAACAACTATGAATGAACAAACCAAGGAAGCGATCTCAACAATCTCTCTTTTCCTCTTAATTTACATTCTCTTTGGAGTTTAAAAAATGATCCGCATAATCTATAAAGATGGAACTTACCTGGATATTGATACAAGCCTAAAGTCGGCCACAAGGTTCTTAATCTCAACTCTTGATATCGATAAAGAAAAAATTGAAAAGGTGATCACAGTATGAGTTTTCACCAACAGCAAATCAGAAGAAGTCAAGACTTTGACTATTTCAAAGAAAATAAGAAGTTTGTCGGAGGTGTGCTTAGAAATAGAATACCCCATGATTGTGTATCGATCATCATCCGATCAGAGGTGACCGGTAAATACTTGCAATTTGAAAAGATGCAAATCTTTGATAAAGAATCAATATGGTTCAAGTCGTCAAAGCCAGAATTGATCCTTGAAATAAAAAGAGATAACCTGGTATAGATTAAACCAACAATAAATCAAGAGGCCCGTAAGGGTCTTTTTTTATTTTCTCTTTTCAGTTATTTATTTTTTTACAACCTATCTATATTTTTTCCGTCAATACTTTGACAACCTTCTCGATCAAAAATGCTATAAGAAGTTGAGGTCAAGGACATGAAATGGAAAATGAATTATTAAAATATGCCTTAGATTTTGGCTCAATGGGCATAATGGCCTACATATTTTTTTGGCTATACTTACGACAACAAAAAAAGATTGATCAAATGATGGTTAACCAAAAAGAAGAAGAAGAAAAGATTCGAAGTCGATGGACCGCAGTGATTGAAAAATACGACAAAGAAAAAGACGAGTTGATCAAGGAGCGTCTTGAATCGCTGGTCAAATTAAAGAATGAAGTATATAATCTGAAAGAGATTAACGAGAAACAAGATCAACAACTGTTTCAAGCTATCGAACAATTGAAACTTCTTAAAACAGAAATTCAAATATTGAACCGGGATAAATAAGATGTCTATCTGGAAAACCTTTACAAACTTCTTCACAAGATCGGCCAAGATCGAGATGAAACCAGAGAAACAGAACTTTGGTGCTTCTTGGGGTGCAAGTCCGAACGGAGTTCAAGCACCTTTTCCACCAAAAGAAACATTGAATGCTTATGGTGAACATGCTTATCTTTATGCAGCTGTGACAAGAGTCTCGGAAGATTTGGCGGCGCTACCCTTGGTCCTCACAAAAGGATCAGGAAAAGACAAACAGATCATTACCGATCACCCTGTTCTCGACCTGTTGAAACAACCATCTTCGAATGTGGATGGTTATCTTTTCCGTCAACAGGTCGTGATGGACTTGATATTGAATGGTACGTTTTGGATACTGAAATTGGGGAAATCAGATATTCCAACCTCATTGATTCGCCTTCATCCTGAGGAAACGAAATTTGTAACCGATGACAAAAAGGGCTTGGTTGGTGTGATTAATACAAGTTACGGTCAATCGGTCGAGTATCCAATTGACCGGATCCTTCTTGGCCGTGGTCCTACTTATGCAAAAGGTCCACAAAGTAATTACGGAACACCAGTTGTTCAACCTTTGTATCAAGAACTCCTTGCAGACGTCAACGCCATGATGCTCGCCAGTACTTCCAGCAAGTCAGGTCGGCCCGATGTTGTCATATCACCCAAATCAGAGGATGACATTTGGCCAAAGCAAACAAGAGACGAAATTATCAATAGTTACCAATCGATGGCCAAGGCTGGCGGGGTTATTGCTTTAAGTGGTCAAGCCAATATTGATATGCTCAACTTGACGCCCAAGGATATGGAGTACGAAAAGTCTCGAATCTTTGCGCGCCAAAGTATAAGTAGTGCGGTTGGAGTTCCGGGTAGTGTTTTGGGGTTACCATCTGCAAATTACGCCACAGCCCTCGAACAGAGAAAAACATATTGGACCAATCAAATGATGAAGGCGCGAAAGATTGACGTTGTGTTTACCCAGTTAGCCAAGTTGTATGATCCGACTCTTGAGATAAAACATTCTTTTGCTGATGTCGAGGCTTTACAAAATAGAGATCAAGCTCTGCAAAGAATAAAGTTACACATAGAAAATGGAATGGGTGTTTCTGATGCTTATGCTTATGAGGGCTTAGAGGATGCACCGTTTGGACAAAATGATAAATCTGAACCACAACCGATTGACGAAGAGAGCAAGAATATTCTTTTGAAGTTAATAACCAAGAATAACGAAGAGCGGGATCTCAAGTGGAGAACATGGATTGAGCAAAGACAAGCACCCGCAGAAAAGGAGTTTTTAGATGCCTCTAAATTGTATCTTTCCAAAAGTAAAAAGCTGATACTTAAAAAATTCAACCAACTGAAAACCAAGTCAATCATAACCATACATGGTGATCCACTGCAATATTTCGAAAGAGATATTTCATTAACGACTGACATGATCACACCTGATGAAAAAAGAGAGATCCTGCAGGATACAATGGGTCGAGTTTTTGAAAAGCAATTTAACCAGACCAATCAAAAAGAACTTGTTGATATCTATCAAAAGGCAAGACGTGATCTGGACATTGCACCAACCACAAACCCAGATGTAATTGGAAACTTTCTTGAAACCATGAATAACAATCTAATGACAACAACGATCAAAGAAGTCAACAAAGAAATTAATCGTGGTATAAATCAAGGTCTTTCAGTTAGTGAAATCAGATCCAAGATAAACAATTCAAAGGTGTTCAATGTTGGCCGGGCGAAACGAATAGCAAGAACCGAAGCGACAAAATGCATCAATGCTGCTCAACTTAACGCAATGAACCAAGCAGAGAATGAAGGAATACCAATTCAAAAAGAATGGATTAGTGAAAGAGACGATTCAGTTAGAGAAGCGCATGAGGAACTTGACGGTCAAATTGTTAACATCAATCAGAACTTTGTTATTCCGGCTGGTGAGTTTGCTGGCGAACAAACGACTTCACCCGGTCAATTTGGTATTGAAGCCTTAGATGTCAATTGCCGTTGTGTGGTTGTTTCAAATGTTCAAATACAAGAATAATATTTTGAAAATATAATTATATTGATATTTTTTTATTTATTTGGTATGTAGTAGTGAGGGCTTAACATGCAATTCAAGCAGATTCAGATCAAAAAATACAAAAAGCAAAGTGACGACAAAGTAACGTTTATCGCCTCAACTGATGACGTGGATCGCTATTCAGATATCATAGATCAAAAAGGGTGGTTGTTAGATAACTACAAAAAGAATCCAGTTATACTTTTTAATCACAACTCACAAGCCCTACCAATCGGTCGTGGTTACCCAAGAGTTGAAAATGATAAACTGATGATCGATGTCGAGTTTGATATGGATGACGAACTCGGCGCCAAGATAGCCCGCAAAGTGAAAAATGGTTTTATGAGTGCGGTTTCAGTTGGCTTCAATCCGAAGAAGGCGATTGAAAGAAGTGATCTACCAACCGAACACCGATACTATGGTGAGCGGGGAATGTTCTTTGAACAAGCAGAGTTGCTGGAGGTCTCAGTTGTAACCATACCAGCGAACGCAGCTGCGATCGCCGCCAAAAGTTTAGATCTTGAATTGCTCATTGCCAAATTGCTAACAATCACAAAAGATAAGATTGATTATGGTTTGAAGTCAAACGCAAAAGAAGCCATGGAAGTTCTCAGCGCAGGAACACAAACCGCATTGAAGAACAAAGCCAAAGACCACAATGAAAAACACGGCGATGATCCAGCCAAGAAAATCACCAACTCAAATTATTTAGCTGTGTCCTATCATCGAGGGTTGGCCGCCTTCCACAATAACCCGGCCTCCGTTCGCCCTGGAATCACAAGTGATAATCAATGGGCCATGGCGAGAGTAAATGGTCTATTGTATGCTTTGAGAAATGGAAGGTATAGATCTGGAAAGTTT